TACGCTGCCAGTGCCGCCGCTGATGCCGCCTCCGCCGCCATCTACAGGACCGACGCCAGCGCCTACGCCACCAGCGCCCTAAACTATAGGGATGAGGCGTCCGTCCGCGCGGCCCAGGCCCTCACCTATATGACGCAGGCGTCAGCCTACGCCACCGATGCTGCGGCCCAGGCATCTCTTGCCCTCACCTACAAGGACCAAGCATCTGCCGCCGCCTCCCTTTCCAACTACTACGCCCAGCAGGCAGCCTCCATTGTCGCCCAGGTAAGTTCGGTAACAGCCGAGGTCTCCCTCGCCTATATCTACAAGGCTTCGGCGTCTGCCTTCGCTACCGAGGCGGGCAGCTACGCATCCCTCGCCTTCATCTACAAGACGTCAGCATCCGCCCACGCCACCGACGCCGCCAGCTATGCCAGCATCGCCGCAGTAAGGGCCGACGCTGCCAGCGTAGCTGCCGTGAGTGCTGCCGCCGATGCCTCCCTCGCCGGAGTGTACAAGGCTTCCGCCTCAGCCTATGCCACAGGGGCTGCCAGCGATGCCTCTCTTGCCTTCATCTACAAGACTTCCGCCTCTGCCTTCGCAACTTCGGCGGCTGCCGACGCATCCCTCGCGCAAATCTATCGCACCAGTGCATCCGCCTATGCCACCCAGGCGGGCAACTACGCCAGTGCTGCCAGCGTGGCTGCCACCAGTGCCAACAACGCGGCCAGCATTGCCAATGTGGCGGCCAATACTGCCAGCATCGCGGCAGTAAGTGCCAACAATGCAGCATCCATAGCCGGTGTCCACGCCAATACTGCCAGCGTGGCTGCCGTCAGCGCCAATAATGCTGCCTCCCTTGCCGGGGTCTATGCCAATACCGCAAGCATAGCTGCCGTAAGTGCAAACAACGCAGCCAGCATTGCCACGGTCAAGGCCGCCGACGCTGCCAACTACTCTTCCGTGGCTGGCGTCTACGCCAATACAGCAAGTGTGGCCGCCGTGAGCGCCAACAACGCCGCATCCATAGCGGGCGTGTATGCCAACACCGCTAGCATTGCGGCAGTGAGTGCCAACAATGCTGCCTCCCTGGCGGGAATCTATGCGACCAGCGCCAACGCCGCCCTCAGTGCCCTTAATGCCCGCATCTCCTACGGGACGGCGGCACCCACCGGGGGTAGCAATGGCGACATCTACTTCCAGTACGTATAGGGGAGCGCCATGACTACTCCTGTGGCATCTGGGTGGGGTTCTGGAGTCTGGAATGGTACCCAGACGTGGGGCGGAAGTCCCTCCGTCCTGCCGCCATGGATCAACATCGCTGGCACCTGGAGACCTTCTACCGTCTGGCTGAACGTGGGCGGGGTCTGGAAGACTGTAGTTCCCTACGTGAACGTCAGCGGAACCTGGAGATCCTAACATGTCTACTTCATACACCCAACTCTATGATTATATCCGCAGCGCCTCGGAAAACGATGATACGGAGTTCGCGGCGGCCATCCCCACTTTCATCGACCAGACCCGCATGCGCTTGAGCCGTGACATTGACACATATGGCTTTGTCGTATATACTACGGTGGCGGTCTCCACCTACCTTGTATCGGTTCCCTCCGATGCCTTGGTGCTGAAGAACGTCACCTATGTGTCGGCGGGAAGGTACAGCCAGCTCATCATGCGTACTGACGAGTTCCTCCGAGAGTATTGGCCGCAGCGCACCTCCGTGGGTGAACCCAAGTACTATGCCCGCTGGGGGTACAACCAAATTCTGGTGGCCCCCGCGCCCTCCACCAGCGCCTCCCTCGAAATCTCCTACGTGCAGATCCCCACCTCCATTGGCAGCGTGGGCACCTCCACTAATTGGCTCACGGAGTATGCCCCCGAGGCGCTCTTTTACGGGTGCATGCAGGAAGCCTGCATGTTCATGAAGAACTACCAGGCCGCCGCCCTGTGGGAGGGCAAGTACCAGGACGCCGTCGGGAAGTTGCGCAACGAGGCCCGGCGCACCCGCCAGGATGACAACCTCAATAACAACTCGCCTGCCGGCGGCGACAACACCCTGCAAGGAAGCGTGTAATGCCCTCTACGTATTCCCCCTCCCTCCGCCTCGAACTCCAGACCACCGGCGAGAACGCCAACACTTGGGGTGCCAAGACCAACACCAACCTTAACCTCATCGAGCAGGCGGTTGCCGGGTACGTCAAGATCACCCTGGTCTCGGCATCCGCCACCTACACCCTCGACATCGCGGACGCCTCCGCCTCAGATGGGCGCAACGCCTTCATCGAGTTCGCGGGTACGGTGGCCTCCGCCATCTCCATCGTGGTGCCCAACGTTGAGAAGGGCTACTGGGTCAAGAATAGCGCCACGGGCAGCAACCTCACCTTCCGCACCTCCTCGGGTACCGGCTTTACCCTTCCCACCAACCAGTGGGTGTTTGCGGTGGCGGACGGGACCTCGATTGTCAACACCACGCCCACCTCCCTTACCGGGTATGCGCGCCTTGCCAGCGACCAGACCTTCACGGGTCTTAATACCTTCACCTCTGCGGTCGCTGTGCGGGCGGCCCTTAGCGTTACGGGCAATGCCTTCGTGTCGGGGGTCACCACCCTCGCTTCAGCCGTGGACATCAAGGGGGCTACATCCCTCGCCTCCACCCTTCTGGTAAACGGCAACGCTGTCTTCAATAGCAATGTGTCGGTGTCGGGCACCTTCACGGTGTCGGGTGTAGCCAACCTCCTCTCCGCCGTCAACATCAGGGGTGCCACGTCGGTGGGTAGCACCCTCGTGGTCAATGGTGCAGCAACTTTCAACAGCACCGTTAGCGTCTCCAGCGCTGTTGTGGTGGGTCCCGGCGCTGCAGGAACGCCCTCCATCTCCACCACGGGCGACACCAACACCGGCATCTACTTCCCCGCCGCTAACACCCTCGCTGCTTCCACCGCAGGCTCCGAGCGCATGCGGATCGACAGCGCAGGCAACGTCGGCATCGACACGACATCGCCAGCATATAAACTTGACGTAAACGGCGCTATCAGAATGCCAAATGCTACTGTTATTTTCATGAACGATAGCTCTGGAGTAGCCAAACAAACGCTTCAGCTTTTTTCTGATGACAACACATATATGAGCACTCCGTGTGCGTTAATTTTACGCACCAACGGCACTACCGAGCGCATGCGGATTGACAGCGCCGGCAGGGTTGGTGTCGCGACATCGACGCCCAGCACCAATGCCATCCTAACGGTCAATGGAAACATTGCTGTTGCCATTCCAACTCGTAATGCTGCGTCTGCCAATCAAATCGGCGTTTGGACTTCTGACGATCCTGTCGACAACGCCCGCGCGGCTATCTCATTCGCAACCGTCGCCGGGGGATCTTCGTCGAGCAGCTACATCGCGTTTGCCACGAACAACTACGGCGTCTCGGGCGGCGAGCGCATGCGGATCGACAGCAGCGGGAATGTCGGCATCGGGACGTCGTCGCCGAGCGTGAAGTTGCAAGTCAGCGGCGGCACGGCGGCTATCACGAACCCCACCACCGCTGTGCTTCTCAATCTGAATGACACCACGACGAACAACATCCAGCTTGGTACGTCGGGCGACGGATTCTATGTAGCAAACACCGCGAACAAAGCGATCTGGTTCGCGACGAACAACTCAGAGCGCATGCGGATCGACGCTAGCGGAAACGTCCGTATTGGCACCGCTGCGCTGGCGACCACGGCCACGGACGGCTTCCTCTACATCCCCACGTGCGCTGGCACCCCGACCGGAACGCCCACGGCAATCACGGGGCTTGCGCCGCTCGTCATCAATACCACTAACAACAAGCTCTATTTCTACAGCGGAGGCGCTTGGCGTGATGCCGGGCCGTGAGGAGTGACATGAAGTTCGACCTGACCATCCCCGAAACCAACCTTGTCCTTAGTGCCCTCGCCAATCTCCCGTATGGGCAAGTGGCGGACCTCATCGCCAAGCTTAGGCAGCAGGCGCAGGACCAGATGAAGGAGACCGACAATGGCTAACATCGTGTGGAACATCGCAGCTCTTGAGTGCGTCACGAAGGACGGCAAGGACAACGTTGTCAGCACCGTCCATTGGACCGTCAATGGCGAGGACGGCACCAACACGGCGTCGGTGTATGGCTCCATTGGCGTCCCCTACGAAGGTGGCCCGTTTACGCAGTATGACGTTCTCACCAAGGACATCGTGGTGGGCTGGGTCAAGGCGCAGATGGGTGCCGACGAGGTCGCTAAGCACGAGAGCAGCGTCGCCGCGCAGCTTGCCGATCTGGCCACTCCTGCCGTCACCAAGCCCGCTCTTCCGTGGTGAGCGTCATGAACGAATCGGCGAAGCAGGCCGTTGACGCACTTTCCCTAGGCACGGTTGTTGCAACAGTAGCGGGCTGGCTTCCCGCCGTGGCCGCCATCTTCACCATCGTGTGGACCGGCATTCGCATCTATGAAAGCAGGACGGTGCAGAACCTTGTGATACGCCTGCGCGGGAAGTCGGAATGAACGATGGAAGCTTTGGAGGGAAATGAAAGTGGCCGAGCTTCGCTCCCCTCAGCTTGTCGCCGTCAGCATGAAGGCGGGCGTCAACCGCGAACTCACCAAGTACGCGGGCGAGGGCGGCTGGTACGATTCTGACAAGATCAGGTTCCGCTTCGGCCAACCCGAGAAGATTGGCGGCTGGCAGAATATCAACGGCTCAAACGACCTTGTCCAAGTCCCTGGGGTATCGCGCTCACTCTTTGCCTGGGTGGATCTCGACGGTACCCCATATTTGGGGGTGGGCACCAACTCCCACCTAATGGTGTGGGAAGGCGGCGAATACTTCGACATCACCCCCGTCGATACTTCCGTCTCTGTCACCAACGCCATATCCACCTCGGCGGGCATCACTATCATCAACGTGAGGGTTACTTCCCACGGACACAACACCGGTGATTACTTCTACTTTAGTTCGGTGGCCACCACTGTGGGCGGCAACATCTACCCAGTGAGTGCTCCCCTTGGGGGCTACCCCATCACGGTACTAGATGCCAACAACTTCACCATCGACGTAAGTGTTACGGCAGCCGCCACTTCCGCAACCTCCGGTGGGGCGGCCACGGGTTTCTTCCTGCTGCCCCCTGGGTCGCAGTCCAATTCGGCTCTTTTTGGGTGGGGTTCAGGTCTTTGGGGCGGAGCCCAACCTTGGGGAACTCCGGCTTCCGTTGCTTTCTCCACTCCCATGCGTTACTGGAGCATGGATAATTGGGGCGAGGATCTCGTGGCATCTCCCCGCGCGGGGGGCATCTACTATTGGGATTCCTCGATGGGCACCGATACTCGGGCCTACCAGGTCACCGCCCCATCCCAAAATACCCAAATTCTGGTGAGCCCGGAAGATCGCCATCTCATTTCTTTCGGGTGCCCCGATGCCGTCACCTCGGTGGTGAACCCCCTCTATATTAGGTGGTGCTCCCAGGAGAACATCACCGATTGGACTGCCTCCGCCACCAACACGGCGGGCGACAAGGTCCTCTCGGGGGCCTCCAAGATCGTGGCAGCAAGGCGCACCCGGGGCCAAATCCTCATCTGGACCGACGAGAACCTCTACAGCATGCAGC